CTTCGCGCTCGCCGGCATCGTCGGCCGCCCGCGCAGCACCATCGAGCTAATCTGATGCAAGTCCGGGCACACCAGGGCGACACCCTTGACAGCCTCTGCTACCGCCACCTCGGCAGCAGCGCCCAGGTCGAAGCCGCCCTCGAACTTAATCCCGGCCTCGCTGCCCTCGGCCCGGTGCTGCCCAACGGCCAGCTCGTCACCCTGCCCGAACAAACCGCCGCCGAATCAACCGCCACCCTCATTCAGCTCTGGGACTAAAAACAATGTCGGAACCAACGACCCCCCTCGTCGCCACTGGCGGCCTCACCTTTTTCGGCGTCGTCACCGGCCTTCACCCCATGCTGCTCGTCGCCGGCTTCATCGGCTGCTGGTGGTACAACTCCTACCTGCCGGAACTCACGCTGCGCCAGCGCATCACCTCCGGCATCATCGCCGCCCTGGTCGCCGCCTGGACCACCCCGCCGGTGATCGGCTGGCTGACCGGCCTCGCCCTCTGGCCCGCCACCGTGCCCGCAGCGACGGCCAGCTTCCCCTGCGCGATTGCCTTCGGATTCCTGACCCACAAGGTCATTGGCCCGGCCCTGTTGAGAGCCGGGCAAAAGAAAGCGGAGGAACTCGCATGACCGACCCCAGCCTGATCAACGTCGCCGCCTTCGGCTTCGCCCTGCTCATCCTGTGGCGCGCCGAGCCTGCCCTTGCCCGGATGGTCGGCGGCACTCACTGGATGGTCCGCTACGCCATGCTGCTGCTTGCCGGCGGCGCCCTCGGCATCTACTACGGCTTCGTCACCGTCGATTTTTTCACCCTGCTCGTTCTCGCCGGCATCGCTCTGCTCCTCTTCTGCGACCGCCGGCTGAAGGTTCTCGTCCGCCACCGCCACCCCGGAGACCGTCATGCGTAATGGAGACATCGGCGCCGCCGTCATTCAGTTGCAACGCCAGCTCAACGACGCCGGCTTCAAGATCGCCGCCGACGGCTGGTTCGGCGACACCACAGAAGCCGCCCTGATCGCCTTCCAGCGCCGCGCCGGGCTGGTCGCCGACGGCATCGCCGGCCCCAAGACCCTGTCCGTGCTCGCCACCCGCGACCGCAACCACAAGCTGCTCGCCGAAGCCGACCTGCAGGCCGCCGCCGACCGCCTGGGCATCCCCGTCGCCGCCATCAAGGCGATCAACAGCGTCGAAAGCAGCGGCAGCGGCTTCCAGTCCGACGGCCGCCCGGTCATCCTCTACGAACGCCACGTCGCCTGGCGCCTGCTCCACGAAACCGGCGAACCCATCGACCCCCGCTACCCCAACCTGATCAACCAGCAACGCGGCGGCTACATCGGTGGCGCCGCCGAATGGTCGCGCCTGGCCACCGCCCTGCAGGTCATGCCGGCCGCCATCGCCTACCAGTCCTGCAGCTGGGGCCAGTTCCAGATCATGGGCTATCACTGGCAACGCCTCGGCTTCGCCGACATCGACGCCTTCGTCTCGGCCATGCAGTCCAGCGAAGCCTCGCAACTCGCCGCCTTCGCCCGCTTCATCGAGACTGACCCGGCCCTGCTCAAGGCCCTCAAGGCCCGCAAGTGGGCCGACTTCGCCCGCCTCTACAACGGCCCCGCCTACAAGGCCAACCTCTACGACACCAAGCTCGCCCGCGCCTACGAGCGCTACAGCCCGACCGCGGAACCGGCATGAAGGCCATCGCCCGCGACGACCTGATCGCCCTGCTCCTCGATCACCAGGCCCGCCACCCGGACAAAGGCGCCTGGCCGGTCGAAATCCGCGACCGCTGGCTGATCGTCCCGCCCATGGGTATCGAACACTGCCCCATCGACCGCGTCATCATCCTGCGCGGCGAGCCGGTCCATGCCCTTACCCACAGCGGAGACTGACATGCTGCCCCTCGCCTTCCTGCCCGGACTCAACGCCACCGTCGCCAAATGGGCCGTCGTCGGCCTCGCCATCGTCGGCCTGACCCTGGGCGCCTACCGTCACGGCCGCCACGTCGCCGAAGGCGAGATCGCCGAAGCCCAGCGCACCGTCGCCATCGCCTACGCCGCCCGCATCGTCGAGCAACAGGACGAAGCCGACCGCCTGGCCGAACAGAACGCCGCCCAGCGCAGCGCCCGGGAAGCGCAAGACCGAGTCATCACCAAGGAGATCACCCGCTATGTTGAAACGACGCCTGCTGCTATCCGTTGCCGCCTGCCTGGCACTTTCCGCCTGCTCCATGACGCCGCCGCTACCGGCCAGCCCGCCTTTGCCACTACCGGACCCCTGGCTGATGCAGCCGCCGACCCCGTTGAAGACGCTACCGCCCTCGAAATCGTCGGCGACAATTACGCCGCCTGTCGCGACGCCATCGCCAAGCTGGAAGGCTGGCAGCGCCGCCAGCGCGCTCTACCGGGAACCGCCCCATGAAAAAGCCCGCTGACCTGCGCGCCCACTTGACCAACTGGGTCCCCGACCTCGCCGCCCACCCCGGCAAGCTGCACCTACTGATCGAAAAGGGCGCCGTCGCCACCAAGCTCGGCGCCGGCCTCGGCTTCGAATACCGCTACACCATGCAGGTCATCATCACCGACTTCGCCGAACCGGCCGACGTCCTGGTTGTCCCGCTGCTCCTCTGGCTGCAGGTCAATCAGCCCGATCTGCTGATGGATCCGGTCCGCCGCGACAAGGCCCTGGCCTTCGAGGCCGAAATCAGCAGTCACGACACGATCGACCTCGCCATCACCCTCGACCTCTCCGAGCGAGTCCTGGTCAAGCCCCTCCTGTCCGGCGGCTACCAGTGCGAACACCTCGGCGAAACGCAACTCCCCGACGAATCCGGTCCCCCGCTCTGGCAGATTTACCTCGGTGGCGAACCGCTCGCCTAGGGCAATGGCCGATATCGACGCCCTCGAAGCCTTCGCCGCCGACCTGATCGCCGGGCTGGAACCGGCCGCCCGGCAGGAACTGGCCCGCCGCCTCGCCGGCGAGCTGCGCACCCGCAACCAAAAGCGCATCGCCGCCCAGGTTGCCCCCGACGGCACCGCCTACGCCCCGCGCAAAGAGCAGATTCGCCACCGCAAGGGCAAAATCAAGCGCCAGATGTTCTCCCGGCTGCGCACCGCCAAGTATCTCAAGGCCAAGGGCACGCCCAACGAAGCCGTCGTCGCCTTCACCGCCGAAGTCTCCCGCATCGCCCGCGTGCACCACCTCGGCCTGCGCGACCGCGTTAACAAAAAGACCGGCCTCGAAGCCGACTACCCCGCTCGCCCGCTGCTCGGCATCAGCCCAGACGACGAAGCCCTGATCATGGAAATCTGCACCGCCCACCTCGCCGACCGGCTGTAAGCCATCGCCCTACACCCGCCCGCGCCCCCCGCGCGCGCAAAGCCCCGGCATCATCGGCGCCATGGACCCGATCGAACTCTCCCGCCGTCTGGAAAACCTCATCCGCCTCGGCACCATCCACAGCATCGACCACGCTGCGGTACGCGTTCGCGTCCAGACCGGCCGCCTCGTCACCCAATGGCTGCCCTGGCTTGAGCACCGCGCCGGCGCAACCACCAGCTGGGACCCTCCCACCGTCGGCGAACAGTGCGTCATCCTCTCGCCCAGCGGCGAACCGGCCGGCGGCATCGTCCTGCGCGGCCTGCACAGCGCCACCATCGAGCCGCCCAGCCACAGCCCGGACACCCACGTCATCAAGTTCCCCGACGGCGCCGTCGTCAGCTACGACCACGCCGACAGCCACCTCGACGTCAGCGGCATCCAGACCGCCCGCATCCAGGCCGCCGTCAGCGTCACCCTCGACACCCCGCTCACCCACTGCACCGGCAAGCTCGAAGTCGACGACCTGCTCACCTACCACAACGGCCTCGCCGGCACCGGCGGCAGCAACGCCAACACCGTCACCGGCAATTTCACGCACACCGATGGCAGCCTGTCCAGCAACGGCATCGTCCTGGATACCCACATTCACACCGGCGTCTATCCCGGCGGCGGCACCTCCGGAGGCCCGGCATGATGTCCCGCGACACCGGCCGGCGCCTGGATGAGGTCGACCACATCCGGCAAAGCATCCGCGACATCCTGACCACCCCGGTCGGCAGCCGCATCATGCGCCGCGACTACGGCTCCCTGCTGCCCGAGCTGATCGACCAGCCATCCAACCCCGCCAACCGCCTGCGCCTGATGGCCGCCACCGTCATGGCCATCATCCAGTGGGAACCGCGCGTCAGCGTCAATAACGTCGACATTGCCATCGGCATCGATGGCAGCGCCACGATCGACCTTGACCTCTCCCGCCGTACCGGCCCGGCCGCTGGGCAGAAACTATCCATGGCCTACTCCCTGTCATGAGCATCGATCTATCCGTCCTGTCGCCCCCCGCCGTCGTCGAAGTCATCGACTACGAAAGTCTCCTCGCCGCCCGCAAAGCCCGCCTGCTCGAACTCATCGACGATGCCGCCGACCGCGCCTCAATGGCCGCCACGCTTGAACTCGAATCCGAACCCATCGTCAAGCTGCTGCAGGAAAGCTGCTACCGTGAAATCCTCCTGCGCCAGCGCATCAACGAAGCCGTCCGCGCGGTCATGCTTGCCTTTGCCATCGGCACCGACCTCGATCAGATCGGCGCCAATTACAGCGTCAATCGGCTGCTCATCAGCCCGGGCAACCCCAGCGCCATTCCGCCAGTTGCCCCGATTTACGAATCCGACGCCGATTTCCGCGCCCGCATTCAACTATCTCCCGAGAGCTATACAACCGCCGGCAGCGAAGGCAGCTATATCTTTCACGGCCTGAGCGCTGACGGCAACGTCAAGGATATCCAGGCGGTCAGCGACACCCCCGGCAACGTGACGGTCTATGTCCTTGCGCGGGCCGGGACCGGCGCCGCCTCGCCTGAATTGATCGCCTCCGTCGTAACCCGGCTGAATGCTGAAAAAATTCGTCCGATGACCGACCTGGTCACCGTGCTATCCGCCAACATCGTCAATTACGACATCACCGCCGAACTGGTGACCGTGCCCGGACCCGATCAGGACGTGGTGCGTGAAGCCGCCCTGGAGGCGGTCACCGCCTACGCCGAATCGCAACGCCGTATCGGCGCCGACGTCACGATGTCCGGCATTTACGCCGCGCTGCACCAGCCAGGCGTCCAGCGCGTCAACCTGTCATCGCCGGTTGGAAACCTGACCATCGGCACCGGCGAGGCCAGTTACTGCACTGCCATCACGGTCACGGTCGCCGAGGCCACGGATGTCTGACCTGCTCCCGCCGAGCTCGACCGTGGCCGAGCGGGCGCTGGCCGACGCGATCGGGCGCGCCGGAGAAGTCCCCGTCGTCATCCGCGAAATCTGGAACCCGGATACCTGTCCGGCGTCGCTGCTGCCTTGGCTGGCCTGGGCCTTCAGCGTCGACGAATGGTCGCCCGCCTGGACCGAGCTGCAGAAGCGCGAAGTCATCAAGACCAGCTTCGACGTCCATCGCCACAAGGGGACTGTCGGCGCCGTGCAGGATGCATTGCGATCCCTGTTTGTCGGCGCCCGCGTCCAGGAGTGGTTCAGGCAGATCCCGCAGGGCGATCCCTACACCTTCCGGGTCCTGCTGGAAGTCGACCAATACGGCATCGATCAATCCGCTATCGGCGGTCTGAAAGACATCATCAATCGCACCAAGAACCTGCGTAGCCATCTCGACGAGATCCAGGTCATTGCCACGACCCAGGCCGGCGTGAGCTGCGCCGCGGTGACCATCCTGGGCAGCGACATTCGCCTGACAAATTTCCAGTGGGCAACCACCGTCTTCAACGAAACAACCATCTGCCTGTGATGCCATGGAACTAAAAAACTTTTTCGCGCAGGACCTGCAGGGCAACGTTATTCCCAGCCCGACCGTGTACCTATACCTTCCGGGCGGCACGACGCTGGCGACAGGTCTGGAAGACCAGGACGGCAACGCGATTGACAACCCATTCACCGGCAGTAGTAAAGGCCAGGTTACCGTGGCCGCCCCCGATGGCGACTACGACATCCGTGTTGTCGGCGCAGGGCGCGATACAACCATGCGGGTACGGTTCATCGACAGCGTGTCCGGTGCCGAAACCCTGCGAAATGAGATTGAGCCTGTTTTGGCCGAGATCGCCTATAGCAATCAACGCTCGTCACCTTTTGGACGCAGCGGCATGCGGGTCGCGGTCGGCGAAATGCGCGATTCCCATTATGGCTGGGGCGGGGTCGTCGCTTTCCCGTCCGGCAAGTGGGTGCATGTCTATCGAAAGGCGTCGACGCATGGCATTAAAGACAATGCTGAACTCCGCGCCAGGGACAGCTACGACGGTGGCGCAAACTGGGTGAATGACCGGCTTGTTTATCAAAATGCAACGCACGACGCCAGACCTGACGCCCCCCGCCTTATGGCTAACAACCGGATGGGGTTTTTCGTCAATCGCCAGGACGAGGGCAGCACGCATTTCAGCCCGCTGTTCTTCAAGTCCGACGACGAGGGCGATACTTTTTCCTCCGCCGAGGTGACCACCTCATCGCCATACACATTCCAGGCTGCCAACGGCGGCATCCTGGATTTTCCGGCCAGCCAGGGCGGGCACGACACGCTCGGATTTATCAGTTATGGGTACCTTTCAGCGGTAGGCCTTGACGCCTTTACGACAAACAATAACGGCGACACCTGGAGCACGGTCACCGAAGTCGCCGCCCCGGATGGCGTTTTGATCTCCGCTATTTCCGAGAATGTCGGGGTCCGCGTCGGAACTCAGGATAAGTGGATTTTTATTGCCCGCAACACGATGGTTGATGGATCCAAGCGCATGGCGGTATGGACGACCACGAACATGCTCAACTGGGGCACGCCGCACGATGCCGGCGTCGATCTGAATGCTAACCCGCCCGGCGCGCTGTACGACTCGGCCACGAACAAATTCCACCTCCTGAGCTTCGCTCGTGGCAACCGGGCTATCGCCGAGTTCGAAAATCACCTGCTGCACATTGAGGCCGACGCCGACGCGCTCTATAACGCAAACGGAAGTTTTAGCGCGCTCGGCCTGTCCTACTCGATGCTGACGCCAGTGCCGTCCTGGGCGACCGGCTACATCGCGCCCTTCCGCCACAACGGCAAGTGGTTTGCCACCTTCACCTGTGGCGAGACAGGCATCGCTGGCGGGAATCTCGCCCTGCAGGTCTTGATCGGTGATTTTGCCGCCACCGGCGCCGACACGATGAAGCTGGTCTGGGCGCTCATGCGGCATCAAAAAGATGTGCATCTGCTTGAGGTGGTTGCCGATGACAACGAGCTGGCCACCGCCCCGCTGCTGCTGAAAAACAAATCGAAAACGGCGAGTGTGTCTCTGGGGGCTTACGGGTTATCAGCGTTAACGGGTGGTGCGACCTATACCGTCACCGTCAACAATGCCGTGGTGTTTGACTTCGCCTCGACCTTGCTTGTAAAAACGACCGACACCATCTACGGTCTAGCCGACAAAATTCCCGGAGTTTCAAGCTCGGCCCTGCATCTCGGGGTCCAAGGCTCGACATACCCGGCCTCGGCGTCGTACAGCGGGTCGTCGTCGTCGCGGAAGCACCACGTCTTTCACAATTTGAACGGCGAAGTGGGGTCGATCTCAACATCCGGTACCGCGACAGCATTTACCACGTCGTCCGATGAATCCTGGAAGGAATTTATCGGCAACTATGACCCATTGGCGGCGATAGCGATCATCAAGGCCGACCCGGTCAGGGAATTCAACTGGAAACAGGATCGCGGTGGCGGCTACGCAATCGGATGGGGTGCCCAAACTTCATACGCCGTATCGCAGGACCTGGCCACGCCAGGCGGTTGGTTTAAAGACGATATCGAGTGTGCGCCTGACACCGAGGGGGCCGTCTACGTGCCGTGGGGCGTGGATCAGG